AGCAAAATATCGGTCGTCAAATGGGTTCGGCCGGATGACCTTCCCTGTCTCCGGGTCGTGTGGCACCAGGCAGTCCGGTATGTACGTCTTGGCCCGACCAGCACGCAGCGCATCCATCCACTGAGACCATGCCTCGTCGAAGGCATCGAAGCTGTCCAATTTGCCATCAAAAATAGAGCCTCCGCGGCTCTCATATTTGGTAGACTCGTATATCTGCAGTGGCACGGCCAGGATGACTGTGTCGTCAAATTTCGTATCCTTGATTCCCTTCGTTGCCTCTATGGCACCCATATCCACCTGCGCATCTCCCTTATACAGTTCGTTGCATATGTATCCATAACCATAGTGCTCATACAGGATATACTGCTGGCTCCGCACCGTATACGGTGTTTTAAAGACTACCTCTTTCAGGCGCCCACGCTCCTTGACAATCTCAATCCGTTCTCCCGGGTACCATTCTAAAATTGGATACTGGCTCAAGGCCGTATCGATGGTCACCTTGTAGGCACCGTCGCCGATATACAGCACCTCTTTCAAGGATTTCTCCAAAGCCTTGCGGAACTTGTTCTCCTTCTCAATCTCCTTCCAAAGCTGCTCCTGAGCTGGTGAATCAAAATCAAAGTCGTTCATGTCAGCTAGGACAATGGCTACCAATATCCGGATGATGAGTCCCGGCAGGCCCGTGTGAATCTTACGCATCTCCATGCCCGATGTGCACCTGGACGCCCAGAACTTATATTTGTCCGCCCACTCCGGGTTCTGGCTGTACATCTGTTCCAGCTCGCTGCTATCTCCCCGATACCAGATGCGGTTCCGGATGGCATTCAGCTCGAAGTCCATTGTTTCCTGTATCTGAATGCTGTAAGGGTTCGCCGGCGTGACGTTTAACCAGCTCCGGATTCCCCGTTTAATATTTTCACTCAATTTCTGTGTCCACCTCATTTCTTCTCACCCTCCTCTTGTTGCTATCTACATCCAGCTCCTTTATAATATAAATACAGGTGTGCCAGCACCAAATACAGAAGAAAGGAGTTTGCCTGCATGCGAAGATATAATTCCCCTTTTAATGGCAACCGTTATGTATTAAATAAAGCCACCGGCGAGATACATGACCTGGATAATGAAACACCCCAGTGTCAAATTGATGAAATTAACCATCAAAATGTATTGAACTGCGTCAGCTATGAAGATGCTGCATTAAGAGCAGCCTTTTTGTCTATCAATGGTGCAAACGGTTGCTACTATTGCAATCCATCTAAAGATAATGGATAATTGCCGGATTCAGCTATAGACCTAATTGTCTGTAGCTGTTTCTCTGTTAATTCTTCTGATAAAAACTCTGTCATATCGTCCGGACTTTTCTTATCACGCAGGATGTCAAAAATCAACGCAGAGTATTCGCTTACTCCGTTGACTGCTCTAAGAGCCTCAAATCTTGTCATCTATTTTCCTCCTCAAAACCTATCATTTTCTTGTATGGAATCCATCCATACTGCGATGCATTAATTGTATGGTCATTCCTGTCCTCTGGCTTATCCTTATCCTCATCCCAACTATATCGGTCCATCTCTTCCAGGTGCTCCGTGCAGGTATCTACTACCAGGTAACACCCCTGCTGGATCCATCCAAGCTGCAGCTTGATACGGTCGATAATCTCAACCCGTTTGTATGCATCAAAGAAGTTATATAAGCTGCCATGCAGCCGCTTGTACTTGCGCAGCTCTGTGATGGTTGCCTGGTCCGCGCTGTCGATGAAGACATCCTTTGCAAATCCCCATACCTTCCGATTCCGCTCCATGAACTCTACAAACTTGACCGCGGTGTCTGACGGTGCCAGCGGAGTAGACAGGTCCGCATTGCTGTAAACCCTCTCGGCCAGGATGATGAGCTTACGGTCTTCCGTAATGCCCTGGAAAAGCATTGCGATAGTGTCAGGCGATTTACTGGAATAGGATGTATCGAGGCCAGCCGTGAACTTTTTGAACTTTATCTTTCCGGTGGCAACCTGCTGTTTTACCCAAGCTGCTGCAACCACATGCTTCTTCCGGTCAAAATTCGGGAAGATTAGGCCGGTTGCCTTACCGCGCAGGCCTTGTATCTTGTTCTTCCATATCTTTGTTCCTTTCGGCGTGTTCGTCATAATCTGCTGCAGCTTCTCAGCAGACAAGCCCAGGTTATGGGCAAAAGAAAAGAACCAGTGCACCCATCCGGGCTTTGGTTCCTCTCGTAATTCCTCTATTATTTCCTGTGGTGTCTCCGTCTCCCACTCTGGCAGCGGCCGGGAGCAGTTGATGTACTCCTTATAGACATCCAGGCCAGGGTCATCTGGGTTAAGTGTCGCCATCAGATAGTCACATCGCATGGCAGCCTCTCGCACAAAGTCTATGTCGGCTGTGTTTATCTCGTCGATGTACAGGCAGCCATACTGACCGCCCAGGGCATCCTTCCACTTGCGCTTGTTGCCATAGCCGACAACAAAGATAATCTTATCACCGCCGGATGTGTGGAAGAGGATGTGGGGCATGTTATAACCACCGCCGCCATTACCCTTGTACTCAACCAGCACGCCAAAGTCATCCAGGATACCCAGGTCCTTCTGGATGATATTTTTCTCGGCGGCGCCGGTATCATCCGATGCCAGGATATGCAGCTTCTTCGGTGACTCGGCCACTTTAAGCATAAACTTGAACAGCCCCACCGTCGTCTTTCCGGCTGCCGTTGTCCCCTCCAGGAACTCCACCGGTGCGTCACAGCGAAGAAATGCCTTATACTTTTCCGACAGCAGCAGGCGCTCATCACTCACTATCCATCACCTCGCATCTGCTGTAGGAGGTCGTCCAATTTAGTCTTCTCTGTGTCAAGACCACCTGACAGCTCCACCTTATCCTTGAACATACCAAGGTGCTTACCCAGGAGCTCCAAGGCCTTGAGCTTGTCGGCCATCTTATATTTTCTAATATACCCGACAAACTCTTTGTTCTCGCCGGCCCCTTCATAGGCTTCCATCACGTCCAGGCCGGCAATGCACGCCACCGTCTCGCCGTCCAAACCGGTAATATCCAACGGTTTTCCACTATCATCAAACAGCTTCCTGATGTCAAAGAACCCTAATTTCGCCAGTTCCTGCAGCACCCTGTCCTGGGTAATCTCAGTACGCTTCTCGCGTTCCTTCATACGTTCATCAATATAGGCTACAACGTTAGTATTTGTTAGTAATTTACTTCCATTTACCCTTGCGGACTCATCCTTCTTGACCTTCGGATATGCCACCTTGTAGGCCCTGGTGGCATTAAGGTCAATTAGGTATTCATCCGCAAATATTTTCTGTTTTGGCGTCAATGCCATCTGGGCTCACCTCCTTTTGGGTATAGAAAAAGAGCCACGGGTGGGTGGCTCATACTAATTTGTCCGTAAAATATAACTCTACATAATTTTTTCAAGATACCATGTAACTTTAGATACAAAGTTTTGTCTCTGTAGAGAACTTTTTATTAAATACACAGTTAATTCATCTCCCAACATTGGGGACGCTTCTATTAATGTTTCCAATTTACTTGTTCCTTTTATGATACCCTCATCAGTGTTTAATTCAAAGGTATTTTGACGTATGTTTATGCCAGTCAATATTCCCTTTTTCATTACTTCCTCATTTGAAATATTTTCAATACTGTCCAATATATAGATTATATTATCAATTTTCTTATGTTGGATATCATAACATCTCATTTCAGCTGAATCATTTATCCACTTCATTTCAATGTTTATACCTTCGGTTTTTAACTCCTTCAACCATTTTTTATAGTGTGCAATAGTTCTATTTCCGTAGGGTAAAATTTGAAAAATCAATTTTTCTGAATCTTCACTATTCTCCAAAATGTTAAACAGGTTCTGCACTACCGCTCCTGTTTCTGTAGAATTTTCTGTCAATTCCATTTGTTGGCAATCTTTCTCTAACGTAACACCAAAAGAACCAGCAAATACACCTGTTACCTTAAAATCCGTCGCGATTTTGGCCTTATCTGTAAATTTTCCCCTTGTTGCAATAGAGCCCTCTGAAAATGTTGCTATGCTTTCAATCATCTCTTGAAAACCGCTTAAAACTGAAATCAATATTCGGTTTGAAATTTTTCCATGCTCAACAGACTCTCCATAAAGTCTTAATGATAATTGTTCCTTCGCTTGTGCTTCTAAAATATGCGTTTTTTCATTGTTCAATTTATCAAGTCTTCTATTAGTTTCCTCTAACATAAATTTGGCGATATCAGATAACCTGTCGCCAGATTCCATTATAGACTCTATTTCAAATCTTGTTTCTTCAATTTTTCGATTAATAGAATTAATGGCATCCATTGACATCTGAATCGCCTCCTTTCAAATATTTATCAATTTCTACAGATGATAAAACCATTATTCCTTTAGGCCTATCGGCTCTATCAAATCCAAATTGCCCACGCCAGTAATTTCTCTGATTAATAGCTCTATTAAAATCTACAGGTGAGAGCCTGCTTCGATATTTTTCCTGAACTGCTAATGCGCAATATGCATCTATATTATTAATATTTCTAAGATTGCTCCAATAAGGTGATATCTTTATAAAATCTTCCAACTCTAGAAATATAATAATATCAACATCGTTAGGATTAACCTTTTCTGTTACAAAGCTTCCATCTACCCATATTTCATGTATATTATATGAATTAGATAATTTCCCCACAAAATTTATAAAACAATCAAAAATTTCCTGTCTCCTCTGTGAAGAAGGAAATTTATCTACAAACGTCTGTTTAAATTCTGTTACAGTACAACTATGTAATCCAGGTTCAATCATTCCATTTTCATTGAACTCCAATAGTATTTCCCTCCTACAGTACTCTTATATATGTAGTATAGGATTTTTTTCACAAAAATACTATTGACATTTTAAATAATTTTTGTATAAAAATTTTGTTTGCTATTAATTTTTCTTAAAAAGAAAAGCACCTATCCCACGACAAGTGCTTTTCAAGAAATATATTTTACCCATAGAGCGGTAGCATCCGGAATCGAACCGGAACCCAGGGCGAGACCCTGTCCACCTGCCATTGGTGGGATGCTCCACATGTGCCGGTTTCCCGGCATAGCCCTGTATTGTTTTTGGTAAGGTCAATTAAGGGTAACTTTTTGACCAATCCGCATTGGCATCAGCAGCCCCTCGCAACTCCGTCCAGGGACGTCTCCCATGTTCCTTCGCTCGGCCACTGTTTCCAGCTTGCGCTTCACCGTACTTTAGTCGGCCTTGCTATATACTTATCACTGCCTGCCTCGCCGGCTGGCAGCGGAGAGGATTTCTTTCACCGGTTCTCCCTGCGGCGGGATCACCTTACATTCGCATTTTACATATGTGCCGGCCACTCGCGTGCCCTGCGGCATTGCCCGTTAATAGAGCCTGGCTTATGAGGGATTACGCGATACCGGCGAATCGACCACCAGGCTATTACACACTGGTGGCCATACGGGGGAGGGGAGCCGCTGGCTTTAAGGCCTTTGGCTTCTATTGTATATTAACACGATGTTTCCGATATAAACGATGTTTTACGTGATATTCATCTCTTTCAGATATTTATCTCGGATGTAAAGCCGCGGATAATCAGGACTTTTACTATATCCGGTCTTTGCCGCAATCCTGTCCCATGTCATCCCATTAATGTAAAACATCTTAAATACACATCGTGTTTGCCCGTCTTCTATGGCCTCAATCCATTTTTCAACCGCTTTGACCTTATCCTTTTTCCCATCCAACACCTTCTCGCGTCGCTCTCTCAGTTCCCAATCAAATCCTACTACACTTTGCGGCCTTGCCTCCCCGGTCCGGTAATCAAATATCGTGCTGTTATCAAAACCATTATCCCCCTGCAGCATCTCGACCAGCTCCAGCTCCAGGAGAGGTATTTCCCGCTTCAGGCGCCGGTAATCATCCAGCAGCTTCCTGGTTATCTTAATTCCCACTGGCACCACCCCCATTAATCCACAAATTTATTTCGACCACGCTTGCGCCGGTATTGGATAATCTGAACGTATGTAATGGATGTCCCACAATCAAGTATCACAAAGTGCGGATACTTAGCCGTCACCCGGCCACGCATAACTGGCCGCACACCATTGCCCTTCTCACATTTCCAGGCGTTGTCGGCCACATTAAACGCATCTCCTATCTTGACCCGTTGTCTGCACTTATCAATATCCTCCAGGAAAATAGCTCCCATTAAGGCCAGCTCTGTTTTGCTCTTATTTTTGATTGTCATCGCCTCCTATCTGTCCACCAGTGTTGACCCGCAACCCGGGAACCGGACACAGCGCTGTGTAGCAATACGCTGGCATCACCGCCGACCAGGTCTCCGGCCGCGGCCCCTTCAGGATGTAGTCCTGGACGGATGCCCGCCGGCGCCGCTGCTCTGCCACTTTTATGTAATCTGATTTACTCGTTGCAATCCCTCCTATCGCAGTTTAAAGACTATTGCCCGGGAGTTTGGATTACAAAGCAGATTGTAATAAATCGTGTGCGTCGCCTTGTAAAAAATTGCATATACCCGGTCGTCTTTATAATTTACATAACGTTTCGTCAGATACCTCCTTGTCATTTTATCCCCTCCCTCTTTGCTCCTCTAAATGTCAATATCCCAGCCTTATCCTGCGAAAACCATACCTCTCCGCAGGATTGGCCCGGGAAATCCTAATTATCTGTATCTGAAACAAGATATTCGCATGGCCTATCACTCCCATAACAGCCATTCTCGCATACCATATAGTTACTGCACTTCTTACATTCTTCGCAAACCATCATAATTACCTCCTGGCTTAAATGCTAATAATAGCAATGACACTTTTTACAATCACTCTTCTGGCACCGGTCCATACGACCAGGCCATACTATTACTTTCCCTTTTGCATGACAGCGCCTATTCCGTTTTCTCTTCATTCCCCGTCCTCCTCTTTCGCCGCCCAATCCTTGCAGTCCTCCACATCAAACTCATGCGCCCATTGGCATTCAGGTTCAAATTTACATGATACACATGGACCATTGGCTCTGTTTAACAATGCCGGCTTTCGTAGCTGCTCTAACTGCTTTGCAGCCCACTGTAATGTTTTTTCGTTCATAGCGTTCTCCTCAAAATGTCAATTTTACATATAAATACCTTGCTTCTCTATCTTGTAAATGTTATACTTTTAAAAAAACAAAGGCGGCTTTTGTCATGGATAAAATCACAAATATTGACTATCGTGTATTATGCTACATGAAAAAACTCGATTCTTGCTTTATTGATGAAATAGCTTCTAAATTTGGTCAAGCCGGTCTTGCAAGCATAGATAATCTTGATGATTTAGGGTATATCTGTATGCCCTATGTTTCTGGTCTTACTGATGTTATAGAGGGTGAATCCGGTAAAACTTCTAGTCAAATGGTCAGTAACTGCATGATGCTCACTCAAGAAGGTGAAAAAGCAATATTAGATTACAAACAGCAACTAAAATCTCAACGCTATGACATCATCATCAAAGTTTTACCAATAATTATTTCTTTTATAGCTTTGTTGACCTCTATTTGTGTTGCGATTTATAAATGATTTATGGACTTCGAGTCCATCTTATTTTAGTAGACAAGTCTCTATTAATACGATGCTCTCGGTTTTCCCAATTACCACCTTTTTGCCCACCTAATGCGTACCAATTGTCTGCTTGATATACGATTCCTTCATGTCCTGCGCCTGTGCTAGAATATGCAATTAATCCTTTTACGTTTGGACAATGCTTTCGTATATATTTACGTGCCATACTTAAACATTTACTTTCAATAAATGCTTCAGTATCATCTACAAAGTACATTCTAGTCAATTCTAAAATATTTTTTTGATTGATTTTTCTACTTGTGGGACGCCCCCACATCATGCAGCCAAGAATTTCTTCTGATGCATTTTTAAAACAAAATCTTAATATGGCACCAGCTGGGACGGAGTGGAGATAATGATATTCCCTAATCCAATTATCAACTGTGGTATCATGTTCCACATATAATCTCACATTTTTCTGTTCTCCATCCGGAAATAGTTTAATTTGTTCTATCATATAATCAATCACCAGCCTACTATACAAAATGTCAATTATCTGATTCAAACCCACCATAAGGGCATTCACTTTTTGCGTGTTCTCCAGGGCAGGTATAGCACTTGTTACAAATTTCGCATTCGTCCTGCTTCTGGCAATCTGGACAAATGCAAACTTCACAATCTTTCATTCGTTCACCTCTAAATCTTCAGATTAATCAAAATAACCTAACTCGAACCCTAGCTGGGTGCATCCCGCAATAATTGTTCTAAGATCGTCACCGGCACAATGGGACATCACAAACGTTAAAATATCTTCTCCGTTTTCTTTCCTGATTTCACAAAAAAATCCCTTTTCAATCGTCTCCTCCGTTCCATCTGAATAATGCACTGTAAATTTCTCTACATCTTTTTCATCTTCTACCGAAACACCATCTTCATATTTCTTCAATTGCTTTCCTCCTCTAAATCATCAGTTTAATATTGGTACTGCACATTCTGATTCCTGTTTATTTGCAAAATAGCTTTCTCCGCGCGGAAGTGGCTCGTATTTCCCAAATGGTATTTTGCAGATTCCGGAGATATCTCTTGCCATCCCACCACATTTACATCTAATTGTAAATGGACTTGGCTTATGGCTTTCTCCGAACTCTTCTATCCCCTTTTCAAGAAACATCCACCACTCTTTACCGCACTTTTCACATCTGTATTTCATGGCTCCATGAACTAATATTTCTTTTCCCATCTCTCCTCCTCTAAATCCTCATTTTATGAATTAAATGGTTCTGGTAATGGCATCCATGCGATAATGTCGTCTTGCTTAATATCCGTTGGAGTTACATGCCATTTTTGCCCGTTTGGACCATACCAAGCTATCAAAATCCACCCATTTCTTGTGCAAACCAAAACATCTTCTTTCGCTTTCGGCAACTGCTCTTCCACCGGGATCCATCTAAACAACTCTATTACTTCATCCAGCAACCATATCGAGCGTAGTAATTCATCATGTGTCATAGCTGCTCTTTCTTCTCTCGTCGGTTTAGGTGTTCTCAATGTCATTCTATCCCTCCTCTAAATCCTCATTGCTTCCGGCAGATATTCTGGAAAATCAAAAATAGACATCTGTCCCTCTATATTTTCCGTTTCCTGCATCTTCTGTTTTTTATATTTGTTATAGCGCATTCTGTACTCATAACTTTTCCCAAAAATGTTCCAGGCCGCCTTTACCACGTTCGGTTCGTATGGACGGATTTTTTCCAAGTCTTCGACGGCTCTGTAGGAAATAGGGCATCCGCAGCATCCGGTTCGAGCGAGTCCATACACCTCATATGCATCCGAAAATTTAATACCGTAAAAATTCTTGTACCACTCCTTATCTGCATCCGTAACGTAATACAATGGCCTAAGTCTGTACTGTCCGCTGCTGGTTTCGGTGAAGCACATGGACGAGCTGTCCTTGCGGGGTACGGATCGCATACCGCCCTCTGCCCTCCGCTCTCCTGTGATGATCATGTCGAAATATTTTTGCGCCCTATGCGCCACCTGTTTTTTGCAATAATCGCAGCACCTTGCGCTAATCTGAAAATCCGGTGGGTACTCTCCAATAAAATCCCGCATGTATTTTGATGAGTTGATCACAAGTTGGATGTTCGGCCTTGGTTCCCCGGCGGAGTTGCAGCAGCACAGAAAATTTATTACGCTTTCGCAGTTTGGATATCGCTCTTTTAATTCCTTCCGCTTTGCAGCTTTATCCTCTGCTTTTTCGTACTCTTCCGCAATCGACAGCGGTATTTCCTTTTTCTGCCATTCTTCCAGGCCGGCTGACATAATTTTTGAAATAAATGGAATCCCATATTTTCTGGACGCCTGGACTATATTGACCGCTGGCCTGTATTCTTTGATTTCGATTTCATATTTTTCAGCCGTTTTTTTAACATGGTCTTTCGTTGCTTTCATTTCTAACCCTGTGTTAAAAAATGCATATTCGATCGGCGGCAGATTAAAAAGTTCTCGTGTGCGCTCGATGAGATGCAGCATGATGTCGCTGTCCGCGCCTCCGGAGTAAGAGCATATTGCTTTTGGATGCTCTTTTATCCGCTTTGCGATAATTGCCTGTATAGCTGTGAATTTGGCTGGTGCTTCAAAGTCCGCATATGGTGGACGGTCTGTATATACCCTGCTTTTATAAGTTTCTTTCATTGTTTGGAGGAGCCGGGATCCCTTTGCGCGCGCCGCTCCGGCCTCCTTCCTGCTTTACTTAATCTGGTTCATCTGTTGGGCAATATGGTTCTGCCATTGGCTGCCACGCCATGACTTCAAACATTCCTGTTGTTTCTTCGTAGGTGCACCACTTTCCGTCAAACGTGCAATCGCATGCAACGAAGATTTTATCCGTATTCAGATCCATTACCGTTACCTGCACCAATCCGGATCCCATAACCCTTGTGCCGTCAGACAATTCATTTTCATATTCTTTCGGCATTCGTTCTTTCGCTTTGCTCCATCCCTGCAACTCTGGCAACGCCTCCATAACAGCCCGTGCAGTCACCCGGTCATATTCCTTTACGTTCTCATCTAGTTCAGCATACGGTATCATATCCGGATGATCCGTGACGCCCTGCTTAATTTTTTCGTTCCACCAGGCATTATGTACTGACTCAGCAATTTTCTCTAATTTTTCGTTCATGGTCCCTCCTGTTTCGCATGATCACCTCTGTTCCTCGGCACCCACTTCGTCCTCCGGCACAATCGGCATATCTCTTCCCAATTTTTTCAGCGCTCCCAATATCCTCTGACGGATCGCATCCCAGTCATAGACCGCCAATAGCTCCGCCTTACTTATTCTTCTTTCCACGTTCCATTTCCTCCACCGCCCGCAGGATCGTCCCGCAGGCATCGTCCCAACCGCGGGCGTAATCATCCGCCCCGTCGCATCCCGATATACTGGCGATGCTCTCTCGCACTCTCTGGTAATCCACCCAGTACTGCATCCCTGGCACCCGCAGCGCCCGCGGCGCTCCCTGCATAGCATCCGTCTTCAACTCTCCGTCGGCCAGCATCTGTGTCACATATCCGTTGATAACAGACTTGCACCGGCCCACGGCCTGTCCTATCTCTTGCATCGTCGGAGGATAGCCATGCAAAGTGATGTAATCAATAACTGCCTGCTTAATCTGGTTTTGCATCTCCATTGTTCACCATCTCCCATACCATCTTGTCGTAGTCATAGCCGTGTTCTTCCAGGTTGTGAAAGCGGTTCTTGCTTTTGGCGGTCGATTCCTGCCTCCTGCTCCCGTTGGCGGTCAATTCCTGCCGCTGGGTCCGTGCCCAGTTTCGCACGGCTGCTTTCCAGTCCTTCATTTTATTTTTTCCGATCATCCAATCCTTTGCCGTGTAAAAGTCAATAAAGCGTTCAGCGTCTACGCTATAGCCCTGTTCCTGACAATACCCCCTTACGTCTTCTGGTGTGGGTGGTGCGAAGCGCACAGCCCTTTTACTCTCTTTGTCTTTCTCTTTTACTTTTTCTTTCTCTTTTACTTTCTCTTTTTCTTTAGGTTCCGGTTTGGTTACTGTTTGGTTATCATTCGGTTTCTCTTTGGTTACTGTTTGGTTATCGCCTGGTTCTGGTTCGGTTTTTGGTCTGCCTCCCTTGGTTCCGTTCTGATACCGTTTATTATTGGCATCAATCTGTGGCTTTACGAGACAATAAATGGTTTTTTCTATCCCGGATGTCTCCGGCTCCTTCCCGTCCAGACCGTACTCCATAATCGCCTTAAAGCATTTTGCAAGCTCGGCATCCGACAACTCCTTTATGGCGTCGTAAAAACTCCTGTAAAAAACAATTCCGTCTCGCATCATCCACCGCCCATCCGGCCGAACATACTAATCTGCCCAGGCACTCCCCTGCTCCTCGCGCCTCCTGCAAACCTCCTGGCGCCTCTCTGGGACATCCGGATGCTCTTAACCCGCTTGTCCTGCCTGGCTGCCCATCGGCTCGCCTCCTGACGTCCTTCCGGTGTCGTTGGCGGCAGATAGTACCCCCGGCCGTCGTCCTGTGTGAGGATAGGATAATCCTGCCGCAGGGCCTCAATCGCCCGCCTCAGGCTGCGATCCCCGCACCGGAGTTTTTGACACAGCTCCTGTCGGGTCTGGGCGTTCTCACGGCCGATTCCCAGGGCGTTATAAACGCTATATGTAAATACTTCAAATTCGTTGATGTTCCTCGCCTCCCCTCCGGAGGATACGGGCAGCCTCGGTCTGACCGCCCGTTACACTTAAGTGGCATCGTATCGTGATATACTAACCTAAAAAGTGCATGAAAGTTGATAGTTGCTATGTATAATCCCTGCGGCATTATACCTTGATAAATTCTCCGAAGCTCCCAAAGTCTTCTGTTTCTACTGTCTGATATTTCTTGATTCCGTACACCTTGTACCGCTCCATGAATCGGATATTTCCAAGATTGTGGGCCTGTACATGATGTCCCCGGCATAGTGCAATAATCTCGCTATCACTATCGTCATAGCTCCTCCGGTCGTTTCCCATCCCAATCGCATCCACATGATGGACGTCTGCGGGGCGGCCACATATACAGCATTTCTTATACCGGATGCACTGGATTAAATATGCATCGATATCGTCCGTACGCTTCAGGCCGCTCTCCGTTAGGATAATTCCGTTGCGCAGGCAGACATCCATCAGGAAATTGATAAACTCCCTTGCCGTGGTCACAGAACAGCCTGATAAGCTGAAATACTGGCATCCCGTCTTTTCGATATAACAGTACTTCATCCACTCTTTTGTCACTTCCGGCGGGTCTCCGGTATAGTCGCTGATGTCTCTCAGCGTGGCATATATCTTCTTACGCTGTTCGATGGAGATATGGCGGCCATCATCCAGAATCACTTCTGCGTGGCGGATATTCTGGCGTTTGATAAGGTATCGGATATCCTGGGGAAGATGGACCAGCAGGTCAACACCGTCCCCGGCCGCCCGATAACCGGTTATATCGGTGAAGTAATTCATGCTTCTACCTCCTCTTTAATTCCACGGCAGCCCACAGTCATCATCCGGCGGGATCGTCTCGGGATCTGGTTCTTTTTTCTGCACTTTATCCGGCTTCTCCCGTAGCTGATTCATGGCATCTTTAAATTGTTCCATGTTCAAACGGGAGAGCTGGCCTACCTTGTAGTTCGTGCATATGCTTCTCACGCCGATTCCGGTTCGCACAAGTTCGTTTAGCAGCGTGTTAATTTGTGTTTCTGTCAGTCCTTCCTGTTTGCCTGTCTCCTCGATAGGTTCCGTTTTTGGCCCGGAACCTATGTGGTACACCACTTTGCACGTCCTGACATTCTGGATTTCCAGGACGTCGATTCTGCCTTCGCTGTCATATCCGATCTGGCTGACCGAAAATTTATCGTAGCAGGTATATGCCTCTTTTCCACCTGTCTTCTTTGCCGTTATCTTGCAGTCCTTGTCTCCAATCCAGATAAAGGGGGCCGTATATAATTCCCGGCCAATCCCCCAGTTAAAACAGGCACGTTTAAAGCTGTCAGAGGCAAGCCCCTTTGCCTTCTCTGTATAGCTTTCTGTTCCGGTGTCTTCTTTCTCAATCCACTGTTGCTTGTCATCGTCCCAGATGGATACGATGCAGTTTGCATTCTCCCTGCAATGCCGCCGCTGCCAGTTCATCGGCCCGACCGTTTCATCCAGTATGTTTTGGTCTACGCGGGCATCCTTGTAAAGCAGTAGTGTAATACCGTTGGCTCTGACTGTCGCAATCCGGCAGTCAATTTCATCTGCCTTTAGGCACCTAAATTTCAGTTTCTCCATTTTGTAACACCTGCACTTTCTCTTTCGGGCCAAACTCCAATTCATAATTCATTCCCATGCGGCTGCCCTTCACATTGACCGTGTTCCCCACTGTTACGGCCTCTTTAACTGTGCATTCCGCCCAGTTATCATAGTCCCCATATTCAAAACGGATGACATCTCCTGCTTTTAATTCAGTTGCGCTTTTAACCATGCTTCCGCCTCCTGTAAAATCATTTCTACCTGGTTTCCATTGCCTTCTTGTATAATCCCCTGTGTTCTCCTACCTCTGAGTGCCTTTTCCCGGACCTTCTGTCTGCATTCGTCGCAGAGCAGGCCTTCACCCGGATCCAGATAGCAGCCGCACAGGTCGCAGTTATACCGGATCATTCGTCCTCCTTCTGAGAAAGCTCAAGCCCCAGTATAGCGGCACAATCTTCCTTGCTGACTGAATATCGTTCGCGATTCAGCCACCTTTCAAATGCTGTAACACGACCTTTTAATTCACAAAGTTCTTGAAACGTTTCACTCGCAATATAAATTTTGTCACTATTATCCATCTTGCATTTCCTCCACTTTTGCTTTATAATGTTGGTATGATTATTTTCTATGTACCTGAGCCTGTCCGGTTGCCGCCGGCAGGTTCTTTTTCTTTCTCGGAGCCAGTTTCCCGGTGTAAATATTTACGCCGATGGCAGCCCCGGCCCGGTTGGTGCCATTCCTTCGTCTGCTCATGCTTGTCCTCCCCCTTACAACATCCCTGCCGTCTGTGCCACTGCCAGCAGCGTTCCGGTCAATACTGCGCAGATAATTAACGACACAGCCAGCAGCCTGTACAGCCATAGTCGTTCTGCCCGTTCTACCCGCAGCTGACGCCGCATTCGGACGACCTGGGCACCGGTGTAATCATGTTTGTGCATTGGTATCACCTCCCTCTTCTCCTGGGCATCGACCGAACCTGTGCCTCAATCTGCTTTTCCCACCAGATTTTGAAGCCAGCGGTGTCGAAAATAACCGGACTCTTTGTTAATGCCGGATTCATCTTTGTGGCGAAGGTCTGGTTTTTATCCCCGTAAGCCCGCTTCAGATAGGTTTCCGGGAACCCCATTTTCTGAAGTTCCGACATCTTCATGACAGGTTTTGGAAACTCCAGCATGCAATCACGCTCCTTTCTTGATTTTATCGTCCTTATGCCCTATACTGTACTTAGGCGTTGTAGCATCGAATACAGAAGAAAAGGTCCGATATATGATAGATAAAAAATCTTATAAACTTTTAAAAGCACTCTATACGGCTGATTACTTAAGTTATGAGCAGATAGACGCAATTACAAGTACTCTCACTCCACCGAATGGCTTAAATAATGTTGCACTGTACTTAGCAAACAGGGGGTTAATTCTCCGGCACTATATAGATTCTGATGATAAAGGGATGCCTATTTATGATGGATATGTAATTAGTGCTGATGGTCGTGCATATATTGAAGAGCAACGGAGCAGGTATCTAATGTTTGTTATTCCTTATGGAATAACCACATTTATTGCTTTGCTTAGTTTATTCACATCTATTGCTACCAATTGGAACGAAATTCACCATTTTTTAACCACCATTGCTCAAATGTTTCATTAGGCATTTTTAATACATTCACACAACGATATCTTGAAATTTCTTTCTCTGGTACCACATCCCTAATCTGTCTCAAGATTGGATCTACATAATCAGTTTTTGTTTTTCTTCTGAGAACTTTGTGGTACCAGTGATGATTATATCTCGGCATCCCATCCCATCCCTTCGGTTTATCGCCTAATCGTGTATCCCATTTCCATGTGTTAAGATTTTCATAAATCTCACATAGTTCCGCATCAGTGTAATTATTAAGCTTCGTATTACCCCTCCCTTCTCATTGACACATGCATGTTATGGTGATATATTGGTTTCATCGAACATGTGTTTTTATTTCAGGAGCTCTTCGATTGAGACACCCATTTGCTTAGCTACCTTCTGCAGAGAATCAATTCTAGGATTAGAAGATTTCCAGCCTGTTATAGTTCCATTTCCTAATCCACATTCTTTTTCAAAAAGGTAAAGGGGAATATTTTTTTCTTTGCAAAAAAGTGATATTTTGTCATAAAGCAAAATTTAGCCTCCTTTCTAAAATTAGTTGAATTTTTAGAGAAAAGCATTGACAAACTTTAGAGAATAATCTAAAATATGAATTGTCAGATACATACTTTTCGAGAGTTCCCTATATTATGTTTTATGGCTTTTCTCTAAATCCTGAATTCATTATATAGGCTATTCTCTAATTTGTCAATACCATTTTTATGGGTTTTCTCTAAAATTAGGAGGCATTCTGTGAATAGCGTTGAAAGAGTGAAAAAATTATGCAAAGAACGTAAAATACCTATCTCAAAATTGGAAAAGGATCTGGGATATTCAAACGGGTATATTAGTCAGCTAAGAAAGGGAGTCTTTCCATCAGATAGGCTAGCCAGTATTGCTAAATATCTTGGAGTCTCAACAGATTTTATTATGTCAGGAAAAGAGGAGATTGAGTCTGAGCTTAGTAATAACGATAGGCGAGACATTGCAAAAGACCTTGATCGTATAATGAATGAATTGGCGTCCGGTGAAGATGCCCCGCTATGTTATAACGGTGAGCCCATACCTGATTCAAAACTGGATTTGCTCCGGCAAGCTATAGAAGTTGCCTTGGAGGATGCAAAGAAAAAGAACAAAGTAACGTACAGACCCTACAAATATAAGCCAAGGCCTGAAAAGAAGCAGGCATCACAGGATGGTGAATAATTTTTGAATGATAAAATCAGGAGACTTGTTTCTTATTATGTAAAAATGCTTGGCACAAATAATCCAGAAAAAATAGCCAAGTCTTTAGGAATCACTATTATAAGGATGCCCCTTGACGATGCGGCCGCTGGATTTTATAAATTAATAAATAGACGCAAATATATTTTTCTTAATTCCGATATAGACGATGAAATTTTTTTGCAAGTAGTTCTAGCTCATGAATTAGGTCACGCAATTATGCATCCAAAAGAAAACTGCGCATTTATGAGTCGTCATACTTTATTGCTTACATCTAAGCTTGAAAGTCAAGCTAATTTATTTGCTGCTCATCTTTTAATTAATGATGATATGCTAAAAGGCTATGAAGAATATACGCGCGAGCAATTCTGTAATTGTACTGGATTGCCGGAGGAATTGCTCAAGTTGAGATTAAAATAATAGGGGGATTATAGTATGGGACTGATGGATAATTTAGTTAACGCTGCAAAAAATGAATTAGAAAATAATAAAGCACGGCTATCGAAGCAAGCCGAATGTACGAAGGATAGAAGTGTCCTAATAAATATGACCTTTGGAAACAAAGAGCTAGGATTAAGTAATAATGCTACCATTCGCCAAAAGTTAAGTGGTGAAGTCTATTTTAATTATGATGATTCTGTCCTCTATAAAATTATTTCATATGACTGGAAGGGTCCTGATTATGAGTTCATGACTACATCCAATACAAAAGGATCCGAGAACTCTGAAACAACAAAAAAAGGAAAAGCAGGGAAGATGGCAACAGGTGCACTTATCGGAACTGTTTTGTTTCCGGGCGTAGGAACTGTAGTTGGCGCCGCTATTGGTGCAGGTGGGAAAGGAAAGTCCAAAACACAAAGTATGAATGAATCCTCTACTCAACAACTACAAAAACGAGTAGAAAAGAACAATACAGCTATTATTAAATTACAAAGAATAAATGATGGTATAATCTTTCCTATTACTATCGTTTGCAATTCAGATATTGATTCACAAATTCAATGCTATAACATCGAAAAAGAATCATCTGTATCTTCTACTTCAAAGGAAATGACAGATGCATTAAAAGGAATAAAAGCATTGAAGGAACTTTTAGACATGGGGGCAATTACTCAAGAAGAATTTGATATTAAGAAAAAGCAACTACTACAATAGCATGTAAAAAGCCCCTGTGCTGGTAACACAGAAGCTTTTCACATAATCTCTTGCCGGAAGCTCCGGAAGATTTAGTTTGGTTTGAACACCTAAATTATATCATCCTCGGAGCGTCCTGGCAAGGGGCGTATTTTTTATACCCAAAAATAGTTGCGACATCGCAACAGGAAAGGATGATATAATGGCAAAGCAAAAATACAAACCTGACAAATATGGTATTTATCGTACTAAGGCTTGGGACGGTACTTATGACGAATACGGCCAAAAACACCGAATCAACTTGAAATCAAGAAAGTCCAGCGCCGACCTTGAAAAACAGGTCAATGCATTGAAACGCCGGATTGAAGAAGGAAATCAAATCCAGACATCGGATATGACCTTTCTGGCCTACGCCGATGAATGGCTGGAGACCAGCAAGGCTGTCCGGGAGTACAATACAAGGATGATGTATAAAAATATTATAGACAAGCACTTTGCCGCGCTGGAAAGCGTTAAGCTGCAGGACCTAAGAAAAGTACATTTACAGCTACTTATCAACAATGCATCCGAAAAACCTCGTATATGCCAACAAATCATGTTGACATATAAACAAATTATCCGGGCTGCTGTGGATGAACGACTTCTCCCCGAAAAGGCGCTGCGGGAACTGTGCGAAAAAATCAACAGGCCAAAGTACAAAGCCAGAGAAAAGCGGCCCCTTACCGCCACCGAAAAGAAGGCAATCAAGGCTGCTGACTTCACGCCGATGGAAAAGGCATTCGTTCTGATTATCTACGGCTGTGGCCTCCGCCGCGGCGAAGTGCTGGCCCTGAAGCCCCTTGATATCAATTTGAAAACGTCTGAATTGACCGTTAGAGGGTCTGTAGAGTTTCGAGTGAATAATCCCGGGGTAAAGAATACAAAGACCGAAAACGGGGTGCGTACGGTGCCTATCCCTCCATTTCTGGCCGTCCATCTAAAGGAGTATCTTAAAGGCCTGACAGCACCGTATCTGATGCACACCCAGGATGGCCGCATGATGACCAAAAGCAGTTACCGGCGCATGTGGGAGCGTATTATTAATAAGATGAATCTGGCCGCCGGCGGAACTGAAAACCTGTACGTCATTCACGATCTGACTGCACATATCTTCAGGCACAATTATTGTACGGAGCTGTGCTACCAGATTCCAGCTATCAGCACAAAGAAAATCGCGGAGCTGCTGGGCGACACAGAGAAGATGGTCATCGACGTTTACAGCCATATTGTGGAGGAAAAAGAGAACGTTCAAGAGGTCGTAAAAACAGCGATTGCGCTGTGACAGCTTGGACAGAATTTAGACATCCTGAAAAATTTTGCTTACTTGGACATATTTTAGACATGTTTTTTCGTTGTTTTTCTATAAAATTGCCTAGATAATTTTACCGTCAAAAAAAGCGGAAAGCCCTGTAATTACAAGGTTTTCCGCTATCTTTCATTCATGAGGCATCGGGGATTCGAACCCCGGACAACTTGATTAAAAGTCAAGTGCTCTACCGACTGAGCTAATAC